CAAGACCTGGGTCAGGAAAAACAATGTTTGTTAGTCAAATACTAAGAGAATCTAAGTATCTCAATCCAACACAAGATTTCAACATTTTAGAATTTCAATTTGAAATGGGTGCTAAACAAACAGCATCTAGAGACTTTGCATCTCAAGTGGGGCTTGACTATAATCAAGTGTTATCTACTACTAAACAAGTGGATGACTTCTCTGTTAAAATGATGGAGAACTATTTAAACGACACTAGAGTATTTCATAAGCATGGTAACTATAGATGTCAAATTAATGAACCCATCACTGTAAAACAAATGGAAGAAGCCATCTATAAATCCTATGAAGGGCTTGGAGGCAAACCATTAATTGTAACTATAGATCATAGCTGGTTAATTAAAAAAGATGTAACAGAAAAAGAAAAGATTAGCACCCTTTATAACACTGTAGAAATGTTAATGAAAGTAAAGAACAAACTTCCTATTATAGTTTTTATGATTTCTCAACTTAATAGGAGTATAGATGAACCAACTAGAAAAACTCCAGGCACCGTAGGTAACTATCCTACTAGCTCAGATATCTTTGGTGGTGATGCATTACAACAAGGTAGTGACATGGTATTAGTTCTCACTAGACCGTTTAAAGCTGACATAGAAATTTATGGACGTAAAGAATATCCTTGTAAAACTGATGATGTATTTGCTCATATATTAAAATCTAGAAATAGTGCAGATGATACTAACTTAATATTTCTTAAAGCTGAGTTTGCAAAACAAAGAATGGTAGAAGTGGGAGAACCTACAGCTAACAATCCAACAGGACAACCTGCACAAAGAAGAACAGCAAACAGATTTGCTAATATAAATGGACCAACAATTTAACAATAACAATTAAAACAAAACACAATGTCAATCATGCACAGTATGTCCGAAGAAGAAAGGACAAAGTACAAAGCCCAGAAAACAAAAGAAATGAGAGATTTCAATGCTGAAATTATTGCTGACTTAGAAATAAGTCAATTTGATTTCAACATGAAAACTCAGTTCTATGATGAACAAAGAAGACTAGTAGTAGGAATCTTTCCATCAGAGTTTAAAAAAACAAAAGGATTTTTCTTTGAGCTTATAGACTCAGATTTAAATCCAACAGATCCAGAAAGAAAAGTGTATAGGGTGCCACCTACACCATCTTTTGAGGAAGAGTATGAACTTAATGCCAAAGGTTCTTATTTGGTTCCAATTGAAGAACTTAAAGTGGTACATAGAAGTTCTGTAGCTATTAGTAAAATGTCAGCTTTTACAGGTATAGATGATTCTGTATTTAAAGTTACACAAAAAGCTCAAGAAACCGTTGCTAATATACCTAAAGCACCTTCTCCTATGGAAGATGCACCGTATGCTGATATGACTATTAGAGATTACTATGCCATCTCTACTAACAAACCAGTTAGTGCTAAGAACTGGTTAAATGAACTTATAAAAAGTAAATAAAAACAACCACATATGGCACAAGGTGTATTAATCATTGCAGAGTCCGGTGCTGGAAAGTCTACCAGCATTGAGACATTAGATCCCAAAGAGACATTTATTATTAACGTAGCTAACAAGCCTCTTCCTTTTAAAGGATGGAAAAAGAAGTACACATTATGGAGTAAAGAATCTCCAAATGGTAATATGTATGACAAATCTAATCCTGAAAGTATAGAAGCTTGTGTTAAATATGTTAGTGAAAAACGTCCTGAGATCAAAAACATAATTATAGACGACTTTCAGTACATGAGTTCCTTTGAATTCTTTGACAAAGCTAATGAGAAAGGTTATGAAAAATTCACACAGATAGGTGCACACCTAGCTAGAATTGCTCGTATGCCTAAAGACATGAGAGAAGATTTGCTCATCTTCTTTCTAACTCATGCAGAAGAAGCTACTGATATGGAAGGTAAACGTAGATTGAAAGCAAAAACTATTGGTAAAATGGTTGATGAAAAACTAACTTTGGAAGGACTTTTTTCCATAGTTTTGTTTGGAAAAGCCAAGAGAAACAAAGACGGAGATATTAGATATGTATTTGAAACCCAAACCAATGGTGAGAATACATGCAAAAGTCCACGTGGAATGTTTCCCACTTTAGAAGTAGCTAATGATTTACAACTAGTAGTGAAAGCTATTAAAGATTATGAAAATTAAAACCCATTTATTAATTTAAAAAACAAAACACATGTTCAAAACAGAAGGACAAGATGTCAAGGGAGGAGGATTAGGAAAATCCTTTGAACCCGGAGTAGTATTGGCACACATTTATGGTGCTCAAGTAAGAACGGCTAAAACTGGTAAAAAATCTTTAGAGATTACACTAGAAGGTCCAGCAATACCTAACTTTGAAGGTTGGGCTATTGATAGAGAAGACCCAGAAGGTGAAAAGTACAAAGGCCAAACAGCACGAGTTAGTGCAAGTATTTACATTGCTGACTTTAACAGTGATGATGTAAATAAAAATGAGATTCTTAGCAAGATTATTATGATTGCTAATGAGTTAGGACTTAGAAAAGAAATTGATAACCTATCTAAAGATGCAAGTATTACATCCATTGAGCAGTGGGTAGAGAAAGCAGTGAACATCTTAAAAGAAAAAGATATGTATTGGTTCCTAGCAGGTAAGGAAGATGAATATAATGGAAAAGTGATTGTAAGATTGTCTCTTCCTAAATACAAATTCTGTTCTTCTGATGAAACCAAAATGAACAAGTTTGATAAAACTAATAAATATCATTTCACTCCATTAGCATCTAAACCAGTTAGTGGTTTTGAACCAGTGAATGATGATTTTAATATTTAATTTCCAGTTTTAGTTTATAGTCGGGGGGATGTTTCTACATCTCCCCTTTATTTTTTTAAATTTTTATTTATGTTTAACACAAAAGATCTAGTACATGATATAAAAGATGTACCAGTTACATGGATATTTGAACATTTCTGTGTACTTAAAGAAAAACTAAATGGACAAGATGTAAAGTTTAAATCTATATTTAATCCTGGTGAACGTACACCTAGTATGTGTATTTATACTGATACTCACAATGTTTACAGGTATAAAGATTTCTCTACAGGTAAAGGTGGTAGTGCTATAGATTTAGTAAAAGAAATGACACATCTATCATTTCATAAAACTTGTCAGTTTATTATAGAAACATATAATGATTTTGTTCTGCATAATAATGGAGGTTATGACATAGAAAAATTTCAAAGAGCATCTAAATATAGAGTGACTAGTTATAATATAAGAAACTGGAGTAGCCAAGATCAATATTTCTGGACACAGTTTAATATTGGATCTAAACTTCTTGATGCTCACATTGTGAAACCACTAGAAAGTTATTGTATGACCAAGGACGGTAATGAACTTTGTATAAAAGGACTTTATTTATATGGTTATTTCAAAGAAGATGGTACTCTCTATAAAATCTATCAGCCAAAGACTCTTGATAAAAAGTTTATTAAGGTGACTGATTACATCCAAGGCTGGGATCAATTACAAAATCGTAAGCATTTACTAATTACATCTAGTCTTAAAGATATAATGTCTATTAAGTCACTCAAACTTGATCTAGATGTTATAGCTCCTGATAGTGAGAACACTATGCTTAAGAAAGATGTAATGGAAGAGCTTAAAAAAAAGTATGAAAAGATTATTGTAATGTTTGATTTTGACCAAGCAGGTATAGAATCTATGAAATCTTACAAAGAAAAATATTCCTTTATAGAAATTACAGTGCTTCCTATGAGTAAGGATGTATCTGACTCAATTAAAGATTCAGGAGCTAAAGAAGTTCGTAACAGATTAGTTCCTATCTTAGATAAAAAATTAAGCAATGGCTAAAAATAAACGAGTACTAACCCCAAAGACTAGAAATGCAGGCAGTTTAACAGAGTCTGCATTTTGGTCTTTTATACGTAGTGCTTTAAGACAGAAATCAAGATTTTGGAAACCTATTACACAATGTAAAATGAAAGCTCGTAGAACCTATAAAGGTCCTCTTAAAAGGCAGAAGTTTGAATATCAGTGTAAAGAGTGTTCTAATTGGTTTCCTGACAAGAAGATTAATGTTGACCACATAACACCGGCTGGTACATTAAGGTGTGCTAATGACCTCCCAGGCTTTGTAGAGAGGCTATTCTGTGAAGTGGATAATTTACAGGTGCTCTGTGAGACCTGCCACAATAAAAAAACACAAGATGAAAAGTCCAAAAGATAAACAGGACCTTATAGAAATTGTAATGGATCAAATCAGATTAGATGTTCACTGTGGAGATTCAGAAGCCATAGAAGAACTACTTGGGTTCTTACCTAATGTAAATTTAATAGAATATTTACCAGAAGAAGACTGGAAACAATTTAAACACTTAAGAGACAATGGAACAATATAAAATAAAAGCTAATGAAGATTTTTTTGAATTTATAAATGGTATGTTGAAAACAGGTGGAACATACACATATCCTGCAGCTAATCAAGTATATATAAAAACAGAAGATAAATTTGAAGCATCTCAAGAAGCATTAGATGCAGTTAATCCTTTAGTAAGCAAAGAATTTTTTGATAAATATTTTAAATTACAACAAAATGCCTGAATTACATGACACCCTAATGGGTAGAAAACTTATAGAAGGTACACTACCAGAAATTGCTAGACAATTAGAACGTATAGCAGATACTTTAGAAAAAAACCAGAAACCAGATCAAATCAGAACAGCATTTGAAATTTATATTAATAACTATCCTAATGATGCAGATTTAGGAAAAAAAATTAGACAATTATGGCAGACGAAATAAAACAAGACATGGAACCTGAGTTAACATTAAAGCTCGTTATAGAATTCCTTGAATATGAGGAAGCACTGACAACAGATAAAGCAACAGCATCAAGAATTAGAACACTTTTAAAAATTATGAAAGTATGGAACTAGAAGATATTATGCAAGAATCTATAGAAATAATGGAAAAAGACTTTTATAGCAAACCCTTTAATTTTTCTTATAGTAGCTTAAACAAATTATTATGGAACCCACAGGCTTTCTATCAAATGTATGTCCTTGGTAACAGAGAAGAGAAAACAGAAAGTTATCTAGTAAATGGTAAAATAATACATGCTCTCCTACTAGAAGCAGATAAGTTTAATGATCAGTTTATAGTAAGCCCTGCTAATCTACCCACTGGAAATACAAGAACTGTTATAGACAGAGTGTTTAGTCATGCTACAGAACTACATGCTAATGGTGATCAAAGAACAGAGTTGACAGAATTTAGTGATGCTGTATTAGATGTTTTAAAAGATATTAATTTACATCAGGCACTAAAAACAGACCAGCAGAGAATAGATAAGATGTATACAGCAGAAGCTATGAACTATTGGGAGTTTCTTAAATCTAAGGGTAACAAAACACTTATAGATCAAGAGACTTATGACTTCTGTAAGACAGGTGTGGATCTTATTAAGATGAATAAACAAGTTTGTGACTTATTAGGATGTAATACTAATGATTTTAGCAATAAGGAAATCTTTAATGAATTACCTATAGAATGTAATATTAATAGTAAATCTTTTGGTCTTAAAGGAATTGTGGATAATTTGGTAATAGATCATGATAAGAGAATAATCTTTATAAATGATATTAAAACCACCAGTAAAGATCTTAAAGATTTCCACGAATCTATAGATTTTTATAATTATTGGATGCAAGCTGCAATTTATTCTACAATTATTGCAATAAAATTCATAAATTTAATTGATAGTGGATACCAACTGAAGTTTCACTTTGTTGTAATAGACAAAGTTTACCAAGTGTATCCTTTCCCAGTTAGTGACAATACAATGAATACCTGGTTTGGTAAGTTGACAGATGTATTAGAAAAAGCTAACTGGCATTATACAAATAAGAATTATGAATTACCTTATGATTTTGCAACAGGTAATGTAGTTCTATAAAGAAATTTAAAATGATAGATAAACTCTATGGAAAATACTTTCAGAAATCTAGATCGTTTCTATATCCTGCATTAGGTATAAAACGTACAAGCTCCACTATGCCTTCTGGTACTTATATATCAATCACTGATAAAATAGAACCAGAAGATATAAGACTTATATGTATTTTTCAACAAACAGATATTGAAGAATTTAAAGTGTTTGAAGAACAAATGCTTTTGAGTAATCCTCTGTTTGTTGAAAAAATACCTCTAAAAGACTATAATCTGTATGTGTTTGACTTAGAGATATATCAAGCTGATTATTTTAATTTTCTTCTTGGTAAATATTCTAAATTATCAGCTCATCTAAAAAGAGCTATTAAAAACTATTATGGTGAAAAGTCAGCAGAATATAAGTATATAGAAACGTATCTACATCCTGAAAAATATTTTGAAGTGTATGCAAAACTACTAGACATTGATGTTGAAATATTAAAAAAATCTGGAGAATTATGTAATCCATG